TGGAACGATAGACAAAGTGTTTTGCGTAATACAGTGTGTCACGGTAGTCCTTACGCGGAAGGAAGCAGTACCGTGTCCCACAGGAGAGCACGGCGCGGATCGCGCGGCCTCTTGATTGGAAAAACGCGGGGCTTGCCGCCCGAAATGTCCACACCGATGAAAGCGGGTGAAACAATTTTTTCGTAATACGTGCGTCCTGACCGATGGGAAATAGTCAACACCTTCCCGTCGTAAGCAGCACTCCACGTCAATGAGTTTCCCAACCGCTTCTGCGCAAAGGGCGCGGACAGCATGATCTTGTGTAGATACAATTACCTCACCTCCTTCACCCAATACGTCACCTTCAACTTATCCCCTGGATAGATCATCCCGTGCCGATCGAGCAGCCAAGGATTGTTTTCCTCGATACCGCTCTTGTACTCGAGGATATACCGCCTTGTCGCGGTATTCTTCTGGAGGTACTCCTCAGCGATGCCCCAGAGGGTGTCACCGGGGCGTACCATGTAGGTTTCCTCGACCAACACCGCATTCCGTCCGTCGTCCCACGGATTCACGGCACCTGAAACGAGCGTCGCCGCCGCGATAAACGCCCCGCCGATAAGGACGGGCTTTAAGAACTCATGCATCATCTCCGCCAGCTCCCTTCTTGTCAAATTCCGGTGCCAGCTTTGTCAGCACTTTGGCGGCATCTGTAACCGCTCTCTTTGCATCCTTCATCTGCATCGCAGTGCGGATCACCTGCGCGATCGAAAGTAAATGCAGATTCATGGCATATCCCTTCCCTATAAACAATGTTCCATTCCCGTCAGAAACTGCCACCAAATATTCCTCGCTCAGCTTACCAAGTACCCAGACAAGGAACTCAATCATCTTTTTTCTCATGTTCTTCCTCCTATTTCACCAGACCAATCACCTTGCGCCGACGACCGCGCTTTCCTTCGGCAGCCTTCTTCGCCTCCTCGACCGCCGCCTCTGCGCGTTTGAGATTGCGCCCGCACGCCGCCGCATCCGACAGCCATTCCAGCAGCGACAACCGCGGGATTTTGAGCGATGTCCCCACCGTAAACACGGGAAAATCCCCCGGACCATGCAGCGCATGATGTGCCAGTGCACGAATCACATCGCGCCCGATGCCCGTCAGCTCCACTGTCTCATCCACCGTCAGCACCGCCTTTTCCCAGATTGGGACGGTCAGCTGCTCCGCTTCCATCCCCTCACCTCCTCTCTGCTGCGCGGATGCCGCGTGCCTCCGCGCTCGTTGTTGCCTCCTTTCCGCCGTGGTATAATCCGTACAGAAAGAAGGTGAACACCATGCAGACAAATGCAGTATCCATCTCACCACAAGCACTGCACGACCTTGTCATGCTCTATCTCTCCATGCACCCAGAACGCCTTAGTCAAGCTGCGCCCCCGGAAACCTACCCCATCGTGTATAAAGAGATCGAGCAAAGAATGCTCAGAAGCCTTTCTGCTCATCCGTCCAGATAACGGCACTGGACGACAACTCTGTCTGCACCATTCCAAGCGCATCCATCGCTTGTGCGTACGTAAGACCGTGGAGCAACCGCTTGATTTGCTCTGCGGTCTTTTTCGTTTTCTCATAAGACGGAGAATACGGAACCATTTCTTCCATCCCCTCACCTCCCTCCATGCTTTTCCAAATAGATCCGCAGCGCATACCCGACGGCGGAGACCTTGTTGGATGCCTCCACGATTTCGAGGAGCGACGGCACTTCTTCCGGCGACAGCTTCCCATCCTCCGCAATGGCAAGGAGCATTTCCCCTTTACCGCGCAGCCCCTCGACCGCATGGAGAAAGCGGATGCACAGGCGATCCAGTTCGTAGAGATCGGCCACCGGCACCATTCGCCGCCCAATCGGACAGGAGTGCGTGCAGTGATAGTTGCACAGCTCCGGTGCATGATACTCATCCGCCATCAGCATCACTTCCTCTGGGTACGGGTCAAGCGTGCCAATCTCGATGCGCTGCAAGCGTTTCCGGTCAATCCCCGTTTTTTCGCTTGCCATATCGCGGCTGTGCATGTCCTCGTTGTTTTTTGCCGCCTCCATACGCGCCAAATAATACCTGTTGGCCGCCGTCGACGGTGACAGATTGGACATTTTCTTTTCTCTCCTCTCGCGGTAGGATATAGACAGGATCAATTAAAATTCCTTGTATTCCCGTCATTCCTTATTTTTACTTGTATTTCCGTCATTTTTCTTTAAAAAATTAAGGTCAATATTCAAGAGTTCAGCCAAGCGAGAGAGCAGCTTCAGGCTCGGTGTGTATCTTCCCTTTTCCACATCTGCATAATACCCACGCGAAACACCAACAGCCGCCGCAAGTTCGTACTGTGTCATTCCCGCTTTTTCACGAGCTTTTTTGATAACGGTTTTAATATCCCCCATCTATATCACCTCCTATAAATACTTGTATTTCCGTCATTTATTATCTAATTTACAGTATTTCCGTCTTTTTGTCAATAGTATTTCCGTCAAAAGCATTGTATAATATTTTTAGACGGAATTACCGTACAAAAGGAATATAACATTATGAGTATCGGACGCAGAATCAAAGAGGCAAGAAAGCTTGCCGGCCTTACACAAGTCGATCTTGCAAAAAAATCAAGCCTCTCACGGTCTTATATCGGCGACATCGAAAAAGACAGGTATAACGCCAGCCTTTCTGCGCTGCAGTTGATTGCTGATGCAACAAACACGACCGTTTCTTTTTTGATTGGTAACGAGCCGTATCGAGCCTCTCCCTTATATCAGGCATTGGAAGCTCACGAATCCATCGCGCCCTATGGAAAATCCGCAAAGCAGAAAGCAGATCTAGATATCCTGCTTGAGCGCGGTGGATATCTCACCTATAGCGACAAACCACTGACGGAACAGCAAAAACAAATTCTTCGGGAATTTGTGAAGGTATTAGTCAAGGAGGAATCATCAGATGCGGAGGCTCCTGCCGACCGTCATTGACACCATTCGTACACACGAAAGCAATAACCCGGAGACCATCCTCCAGGCAATGCATGTCAAGATTTATCCGCACAACATCATCTTTCTGCCGGATGCATTCTATGTCCGCCTCGGGCAGATGCAGAGCATCTCCATCAAAACTACGCTCTCAGAGGATGCACGGAACGTTGCTCTCGCCCACGAGTTAGGACACATCGTCCTCCGCCATCGGCTCGATTCATTCGTTCATATCGACCGATTATCCTCTACTCGACGCGAGGAAAAGGAACTTGCAGCAAACAAGTTCGCATTCCTCCTCCTCGCGCATACCTGTTTGCGCAACAATGTCCGTATGATTGACAGTATCCGCGACGAGAAGTTCTTATCTCTTGCCGATACCGCATCCCTGCTGAAACAGTTGGAGTGCGCGGCATGTGTGTATGAGTGATGAGGTTCGCTATGTTTTGTCGAAAATGCGGTTATGAGCTGCCTAACGACTCTTTATTTTGCTTAAAATGTGGAGAAAGGGTAGTAACGACACCATACCAACAAGACACTCTTCCTTCTGTTGAAGATAGTTTTAGTTATAAGCAATACTTTTTCTCCCTGTTCAAATTCTCCGGTGTCATTTCCCGAAAATCATTTATCATAAATATGCTTATAGTTCTCGCCGTTCAACTTATACTATATTTTATCGGCTCCGCCGCGAACGGAGGCTTATTCTCCCTTCTAGCATTGCTCGCAATACTATGTATGACCATCCCTATACTATCACTTACAGTTCGTCGTGTGCGGGACGCAGGATGTTCTGTTATACTCGTCCCTATATTTATTGCTCTCACAGCATTTTTAACTGCAAACACAGTCTATTATTTGGACAAAATGACAGACACATACCGTCAAGCAGAAATAGTGCGAAATCCTAAATACGAACGATCTCCAAACGCCCCCGCAAAAGGCTTTGATCTCGAAGGATGCATAAGGCACTCAGAACAACTGAAAGAAGGAGACAAAGAATCAAAGCGTTTACGCAAGGAGGCTGCCGGATATAGTCGAATCTGCTACAACTACCGTATCGCAGCAATCGGGCTCCCCACCATTTTTTACGGAGCATTTGCAGTGCTCCCCTCTCGAAAAAGAGTAAGGAAATAGGAGGTTATTATGTTTTGTCGAAAATGCGGAGCAGAAATCCCCGATGATTCTTCGTTTTGCCCCAAATGCGGTGAACAAACATCTCCCACTCTCCCCCTGCAACAACATCCTGCTCTTCCACAAAAACACACCATCCCCCATCCTACTCAAGATAAAACATCTCCGCCAATACCCAACAATAAAATTACACCCATGGAAGAAGAACCTCATACCTTCAAGCAAAGACTTTATAGTCTATTCAAATTTTCTGGACGGATTCCTCGGGAGTCCCTTCTCAAGAATTCACTCATTGCACTCCCGCTCTTTATCTTTCTCTATGTCTTTGTGTTTTTCTTCGTCAATGTTATCAATTCGATTATCAGCGGTATTGGGGCTCCACGTCCTTTCATTCTTGATTTATTCATACTGCTATTTGCTTCCATACCGTTCCTTTCAATCATGACCCGTCGTATGCGAGATGCCGGTGTCCCCTTGTTCTTTCTTCCAATTTGTCTGAGTGCAATGTTGTTTTTGACACTAGCCGAGGCAGCATATAGCATGAGTGAATCGACCGCATTCGCTTCATCCATGTGTAATATAGCCTCATATATAATACTATTTGTCTTGATTTTTTTTGCAGTGCTCCCATCCAAAAAGGAGCAATCATTATAAAGCCCCTCCTGCTTTCATCACCACCACATCAAGTAAACGCACAGTTTTCGTGAAAAAACGAAAGTAATCACGCAGTTTTCTCGAAAAATCACAAATGAACCATACAGCCCCTTTTATTGACGATTTTCCAAAAAAGCGGAAATCTGATTCTACATATCAACACGCCCCAAAATCAATGATTTTTGGGGCTTACTTATACGACAAATCCACAAATCAATCATTTTGTAGAGCAAACGATACCTAAGTCCACGAATCTAATATCCTGTGGACTTATCCATGGAGGGAATCACCATGCCGACCAAAAGAAAAGACGGCCGCTACCAATCCAGCGTCGCGATCGAGAACCCAATCACAGGTGAGAAGGTCAAGCAGTACATCTATGCGTATAGCCTAAAGGATCTCGAGATCGAGCGGCGGCGCGTTCTCGCGGCGAACCTCTCGGACTTTCTCATCGCAGACAGCTTTCACAATTTCGCAGAGACATTCCTGCGTACGAAGCGTGACGTGGACAAACTCGAGGAATCGACCTTGACAACCTATCGCAGATTCCTTTCGCGGTACATCCTCCCCGCCATCCCACCGAACGTGAAGATCACCAATGTAACGCCCGCCCTCATAAAAAACCTGCTCGCGCAGATCGAGGGCGACCGTACACGGCAGGCAGTCTATACGCTTCTTCAATCCATCTTCAAGTCTGCGAAGTTCGAGCGGATGATTGAGAACAACCCAATGGAGTTTATCCGCAAGCCGAAGCATACGGCAAAG